GGACCTTCAGGACCTTGTGGTCCTTGTGCGCCACCAGCAACGCCAGTGTACAAATCTGTGAAGTTGTGATTTACTTTATCAAATGCTTCACGGACTGTATCACCTGTACCATCATTAGGCGCATTGCCAATATCAATTATTCTTTGCTCTGACATGTTTTATTCTCTATCTTGATCAGCTGTTGTGTCTGTTTCATCAGTAGTGTTGAACGTACTATCCAATCTATCGTCGAAGAAGTATGGGAATTCTTGCAATACTTCTGTAAATCCAAATGCAGTATCTGCGTTTGCATTCAATGGATTTGGGTAGATAATCTGTCTTACCATTTGACGATTTTCTACTGCAAAGGTTGCAATATTCCAAGAAGAATTACTTACTGCACCAGTCATGTATTTACCTGTTTTGAGTATTCCATTTGTATCCACAACAATCATTGTATTACTTGTTGGATCCCATGAATGAACAAAAGCAGTTGCATTCGCTGCAGCAAGTGTTGGTCCCTCATAGACCAATTCGCCTATTTTGAAAGTTCCAGTCCCGCCACTAAATGTAATCTTACGTTCGTTTTGAGTGCTGAATGTACTATCATATGTATTTGCGATTGCCTTGCGAATAATCTTAGATTCAGTTGTTGGTCCGTAAACATAACCTTTTGCGGTAAATGTCAATGTCCATACAATGATACGAATTGGATCAGTACTGCCAACATCATCAATATCCTGAGAGACAGAATTCAGAATGAATGGAACGTCAATTTTTTCTGTTGGTATTCCCACTAGATCCATTTTGACTGTATAGTCTGGTGCAAAGTATGGGAGAATTTGTTCAATAATTTGAGTGCCGTCTTCAACATTTCTTACATAAATGGATAACGTAAAATCGAAATTGTATGGAGTTGATCGAACGTTTTTTGCTGTAGAGTTTGTTGTTCCTTCACCAAAACTATTTGTAAAACTGCTACGCTTTCGAAGCGGATCGTAGTTGATTCCCGTCATCTCGAAACTCATTCGAGGAAGAGTCATCATTGTTTCTTTGGTCAACTCAGGATCTTGTGTAATGCGCTGATAAAACTTTTCTTTTTGTGCATACATCAAAGGAACATTGATACGTTCAATTTCTTGAGTTCCTGCTTTGTTATATCTTTTGAGCATGATGTTGTTGAACATGGTGCCAAAAGTAACAACCATTTTGCGAGTAATTCTATGGTAGAAATGAACGCCTGATAACATTATGTTTCACCAAATGGATTGGCTTCGCTGAAATCAAGAATATTGTCAGCTTCTTGCTCAATGCGTTCATTGTCTTCAATATTTTCAAAATTGATATTACGCATTACATCTGCTTCAGTTGTCAAGTTCCATTGCGCACCACTACTAGATCCTTTGATTATGCCAGTCGTGACAAATGTTCCCTTGATATTTCTAAGTTTGAGTTTTCGTGAAGGTTTATCCCAATCGGCTACAACCGCTTTGGCAGTTGCTGTTTCTAAATCTGCGCCTTGATAAACCCATTCTAAGTCAGCAAATGTTCCAGTTCCACCAGCACTCAATTGATATTCTAGTGCATAGGCTTGAACATTCGGAATACGATCAATCTCAGTTACACCAGTTTGTATGAGTTCGCCATTATACTTGAAGGCTTCCATTGACAATCCATACATATATGGATTTTTGGAATCGCGACCTAATTGAAAGAAGTTCTTTTCTTCTTCAACAAACTTGATTTCCATCAATTTGAATTGAATTGGCAAATAAATCAAATCACCTTCTTTTGGAACATGATGTGATTCTGGGAACTGTCTAGTGACCAAACGCTCAAATGAACGGCGAGACATACACAGGCGAGCTGTTTCTTGTAGTTCTAAACCAAACTTACTGAAGAATTCTTGATTGCCTTCGTAATTTTGAAAGGTCTCGAGATACATCTCAATCTTGATCGCGTGGCGATAGCATTTGACTGGATCATCACCAAACAACTCATCAGTTGATGATTGTGACTCTCTTGGAAGATAGTAAACATCGATTCCATGATTTCGAATAGACTCGATGATTAGATCTTCAAGCAGCTGCTGCTCAACAGTTGCTCTTTGATTGTTGAAATATACACTCGTTGGCATTATTATCCTACAATGAAGGCTGTTGGTTCTTCGAATGTGTCGCGCAGATCTATCTCTAACTTCTCAACTTCTTCGCTCGCCTCATCATAAATTTGTTGACCATTGATTGTCAATCCACCAGGAAGAACATAGTTACCGTATTTCTTTAGGTTTGTGCCCCACTGTTGCTTGAAAAGCGCAGTAGTATATTTCTTCAACCAAGAATCATTATAGACGCTATTATGAGTTTCTGGATCGGTAATTCTATGACACTCAAAGGCAAGATATGCGTTGTCTTTGAACTTGTTCCAGTCCATGAAGATTTTCAATTCATGAACGCGACGATTGAATGTGAATGGAGGGAGTCCAGTAACAATCATGTCGAGCATTGCGAGATGCTCGCGCGCGATCACATAATAGGTATATGATGAGGCTGTAAGGTTATAAAAATCGTTCAAACGCAACTGATAGTTGATATCGAACATATTGAAACCGCTAGAGGAGGTCGAAGATTGAATCGCTCCAGAGAACGGAAATACTCGAGTAACGCCAATAATAGAATCTGCGAGAGTGATATATGTATTAGAAATATCAGCTTGGGTTACTTCATACGACAGAAAACAACGTTCTGTTCCATCATAATGGTAGTCTCTGTACTTGATGAGTGCGTCATCGATGCGATCTTCTAGTTGATCGTCATCAACATTGATATCGATAACTGGAAACCCGAGTCTTCGAAGGCAATAATCTTTGAGTTGAGTACGAGATGATGGCTGAGACATTTAGAACCTCGCTAATTATTGTATATTTAGTTTATGCGATAAGTGTCCCGTCTCGTGAACTGTAAACTCGGTCTGGATGCATGTGTGCAAATTGCTCCCAGTTTGGCTCTCCAGGAAGAATTCGGCGACCTGTAGATTCTTCGCCGATATGCTCGATAATATTCTTTCCCTGAGAGTTTTTCAGGATTGCTGAGTACATTTTCTCGAAAAAGTCGAGATAAACCATAATCATTCCTTCGTTTATGGTAAACTTCCAGTACTCTCTAAACGGATAATTGATAATGCTGCGGCGATAAAACGAGAAAATAATCGGAAACTGTTTGGTGTTTTTGCTATAGTAATACTGCTTGATTGGAGTGTCTGTTTCCTCGACCTGCGGCGGCTTTTCGTGGAAATACCATTCTTGCCTCTGAAGAACGACGGAAGCCATTTTAGGATCTGATTCTAGAATTTCAATCATATCATCGAGTCGAACGCGCTCTTTGAGGACAACATCGTCCTCTTGATGAATGATATAGTCATAGTCGGTCGTCTTGAGATAGTCGAAAAACTCTGACCAGGTAACGGAAAGACCAAGATTTTCTTTATGCAAATTGAGTTTGCATTTATGAGTTTTTCCGATTAGATCGAAAATGTAATCGTTTCGAGTTCGAGGATAGTCATCAACAATCAATCGATCGACCTGATGTCCACAATAGTCTAGAAGGTGCAATGATTCTAGACTTTTCGTGAGATAGTGCAATCGATTGCACGAAAAGATTACATGCAGGACTTTCATCAGTACTCGGTATTGAAGAAGAAAGTCTGGAACAAACGACCTGTATGGAGCGTGCTTCCGAAATAATCTAGCGAAGCATGGAATAGATTACCGCGATAGAGAACGAGACGATTATACTTGTTTGCGATATAATCAGTCATTTCCCACTTTGTATAATCATACCCTTCGTAGTCTTTATCATCTCTCTCGTATTTGCCAGTCGCTTTATGGCGATATAAAGCAGTTCCAGAAGAGAGCGGAGCGTCAGGAGTTAGATAGCAAACTCCTGCCCAAGTGTTATACTGATCAGAGTGAATCCAAGTTCTATCCTGAGCCGTGCAAATCTGAAACGCTCCAGTATAACCAGAATCCTCAAACCAATATGTGACCTCGCCACCTGCATAGCGAATAATATCCCCAATGGTTTTCTTGGTATCTTCAGTTAGGAATGGTTGAGTGCGCAGCCCTGGATAGTTTCCAGAGACCTCGAACTTCTGACTCAGCGCAAAATCTCTAACTGTGTCAGGATTTCCATAGAAATCGTCAATGATAATAGTTTTTATCTTCATGATTGCACCTTTAGTAATACATAAATCTTCCAGAAGTTCCGTCCCAGCCAGAAACCTTCCAGTCGACCTCAATTAGTTTATCTTGGTATTGTCTTGTGAGGTAATACGATAATGTCTCAATATCATAATGATACATCGGTGGTTGTTTCACCAAATGTATCGTAGCCTCGTTGATGTCTATAAATTTATCTAGGTGTTCTGCTCCAAAGCCATATAGAACTGTGCAGTACTGATGCAAACGGTTGTTGTTTTGTAATGCTCTACGATCTATAAATGAGTAGTTCCAAGCATCGTTCCATTCAAAATTGAGTGGCTTCTTGAAGAAGATCTTATCTTTATTTTGTTCAGTCAATAACTCGTTATTGAAATTATAATAGAAATATCGACCAGTCGCCTTGAAGATAAAGTCGTATTGCTTCAGTTTATCTTTATAATTCTTGTAAACAATATTCAGCAAAACGCTCTCACAAAGGCTTTTATTCTGATGCGTGTTTACAAGTTCAAAGCACTGAGGCGCAATTTCTTTTACAGGAATAAACTCTACGTTTTTGAAATGAAAGAATGTTGAAAGATATTCTTTATAATTGTCTGAAGAGTCTATGATAATGATTTTAGAATTTGGAAACGTTGCGCTGATTGAATTGATTGTAAAAATAGTTTGTCTAAATCGCTCATCAGCTGGGAAAATAGACCGCTTCTCGCTATATGTGAAGCGACCTTCTCTTGGCTGAATCGAAGATGTTACGACAAAAACACTATTCATAGAAATTATTTGATGCTACTTTGAGTAGATATTTGCGATGAAGTTCATGCACGTTTTCGTCTGAGAACTGCAAGCCATGATCGCGGCAATCGAATGAGTTGATCTTATTTGTTTCAATGTTTCTCAAAGCAGTCATGAGTTCGCTAAAACTACGAACGCGATATCCTGTGATACCTTCCTCTACAATTTCTGGGAATGCACCCCAATCAGTTGTAATCACAGGAGTGCCAGATAAGTTAGCCTCAATCACCATATTGCCGAATGGCTCAACATAGTATGTCAAACCCAACAAGCACTTGGCTTTCTTCATCAATTGTTTGCGTTGTTCTGCGTTTGCGACACCAAAATACTCCACATGATCAGGAAGTTTCTGATAACCCATTGCTTGTAACGATCCTGGACCAGCAATAATAAGTTTTTTCCCGAGTTTTTCTGTTGCTTGAATGGCAAGATGCACGCCCTTCTCTTCACACACGCGACCGAAGTAG